ATGACTCAGCCATTCTCACAAGAACTTCAAACCTTTCTCTCAGGACGTAAACTCCTCTTAACTGAAATTCCCTTTCCAAAAGCACTTATCCAAAAGCATCTCGAAAATAAATTCATTGCCGCTCTACCAGGAATTATCCAAAATAACAAATTTCAATGTGAACGTTGCGGAAACACGTTTCCATATCTTTTTGCGCAATTCCCATGTGCGAATTGCCAAACAAACTGTACTTATTGTCGGAATTGCCTCATGATGGGGCGAGTTTCCACTTGTACACCTCTTTACCATTGGATTGGTCCACCATCAGAAATGGACCTAACAGAATCCGTATTAGAGTGGAGCGGTACCCTATCCCCTGGACAACAAACGGCGTCAAAGCGTGTCATTGAAGCGGTTTATACAAGATCTGAGCTTTTGGTTTGGGCGGTATGAATCGCCGGATATGAATACCGAAAAAATAAGCATTAAAAATTCCAAGCGATTTCTATATTTTCGCCATGGATATATATTTGTTTTATTAGTTTTTGAATAATAGATTGTTTTTTATTAAAATCTGCAGTGTAAAGATCGGATACATATTTCTTTAACTCTTTTGGAGTTAACACATTTTGTTGCTGAGAATTTTGATTTTCTTTTTTCTTAATTAATTCGTGTTTTTCATCCTCTAGGGATTGAATACGTTGATCCAATTTGTTTTTATCAATCCTGCCGAGTTCATATAAATCTAAAATACGATTTTCTCTTTCATCTACGTTGCTGATTAATTTATCATAGTCAATTATTTTATAATTATCATTTATTGTCTCTTTGTTTTTAATAAGCTCATTTATTTCGTTAATAATTAAATCCTCAAGTTTTGAAGAATTCCATGTTTTGTTCATACATTTCTTATCATATTCCGATGGGAATCTTCTAGCACGACAAAGGTAATATCTATATGTTTTCCCCTTATCATTAGTTTGATAAGTATGGTAGATTTCTCCGCAACGTCCACAAGTGATTAATCCAGAAAAAAGGCTTTGTTTAGCTTTATGTGCATTATTACCTTTATGTCTCGATAAAAGTACTTGTACACGGTTAAATTGTTCCTCTGTAATAATAGGTTCATGTCTTCCTTTGTAGTACTTACCAGCAAAACTAACATAACCACAGTAAAGTTTATTTCTCAATATGTCGTTATACCTTCTAAAACGCCACACAGGGAATCCTAAGTCTTTTAGATGTTTTTGTACCTTGGTGATAGAAAGATGCTGTTCATAGAGGTTATACGCGGTCTGGATGTGCTTCACTTCATCTTCCTTTGGTACCAGCTCACCGTTTATCCTTGAATATCCAGATGGATCATAGTCTCCACCAGATGTTCTATATCCATTTTCAGCTCGTTTGATATGCCCCATTCTCATTCTTTCTGCTATTGTTTCCCGCTCCAACTGAGCAAATACAGATAAAATACCTATCATTGCTTTTCCGAAAGGAGTAGAAGTGTCTAAGGTTTCAGTTATAGATACGAATTCAACGTTGTTCTTAAGAAAGTGCGCTTCAATTAATTCCAGAGTATCTTTTTGTGATCGAGACAACCTATCTAGTTTGTATACGACTACAACATCAATATTTGGTAATTCAGATAACATACGCTGTAAACCAGGTCTGTTGATATTTGAACCACTGAATCCGGGATCCAAATAAGTATCATAGATTGTCCAATCTTTTGATCTACAGTATGCTTCAATTCTTTCTTTCTGGGATTCAATACTATAGTTTTCAACTTGTTCTTGTGTACTAACTCTTATATAAATAGCAGCTTTCAAAAATAACACCCCTATAAAAAGAGAGCATTTCAGCTCCAATTTATTCTAGAAATTTAAAACAACTTTTTTTAGTTTCCCAATGATACGAATATTTTTCTTATCGTCAAGCACAATTGGAGGATAATTAGGGTTTTCGCTTTGGAGAATTATATTATTATTTGTTTTATAAACCCTTTTTAAAACAGCTTCATCTCCAATAGCAACAGCTGCAATTTCTCCATTTTCAACATCATTTTGTCTACGAATAAGTAATAGATCTCCATCTAAGATGCGCGCATTAACCATACTATCTCCTTTAGCTCTTAGATAAAAATATTCTCCACCATTTAACCAATCTAATGGTGTTTCTTCATATCCTTCTATTTCTTCAAAGGCAAGTACACCTGGCCCACAAGAAATTTTTCCGACCACAGGGAGTTTTTTAGTTGTTGTGGAAATGTAACTAACTTTTCCTTCATTTACAGTTTTTGAATTGTTATTAAAACTTGGGTCAATTTCAAACTTAGGGACCCCGAATGCCTCAGAAAGTTTTTCTACATTACCAGGATTAATTAACGTTTTACAATTTATATAGTCAGAAAGTGTACTTTTTGATATACCAGATTTTTCGCTAGTTCTTAATTGAGTCCATCCGCGTTGTTTCATTAAACTCTTTATATTATCGGATATCTCTTTTTTTAAAGGTAAATCTCTATCTAACAAAACATATCCCTCCTTAACTCTTGAACAAATTATATCCGAAAAAATACGGAAAGTAAAGAATAATTCCGAAAAAAGTCGAAATAATTCTTCTGGTTTTTAAATAATTTTTATAATATTTCCGAGAAAAATCGGTTGACATTCCGAAAATACTCGGATATATTAGAAACAAGCCGAGGGAAACAAGGAGGTGATAACATGATAAAAATAACTTTAAGAGCAGCTCGTGTGAATGCTGGCTTAAAATTAACAGAAGCAGCGAAACTCTTTGGAATCAATAAAGATACCCTTTCGAAGTATGAAAAAGATTCTTCTAATGTTCCAAGATCTTTTTTCATAAACATTGAAAAGTTTTATAAAATTCCTGTTGAAAATATTTTTTTTGGACCTCAATCCGATTTTTTTCGGAAATTAAAAACTGCATAAAGGAGGAATTCTCTAAGGAGGTTAATTAGATGATTGTTGTTACTGAAATGAAGGTAGGTGAGTACCAAGTTCCAGTTCCAGCTGGTCTTTCTGAACTATTAGCAGATACTTGGGTGAAAAAGAAAAAAACTCCCTCGATTGTTTATGAATACGAAAGAGTAGTTGAATGCCGAAATGGTTCTTTATTTACCAAACTGATTAAAAAGGAGGAGACATAATGCCAATAGAAGCACTACTGTTTTTAACTAGTTTTGTAGTTTTACTTGGCATCATGATTGGCGACTTTATGGCAGATAAATAAGTATGTATTGTCGTTAGCATCACAAAGGAGTTGAACAAAATGGATAAAGAGTGTTACGTGAAAATAAAAACTGAATTGGTTGAAGCTGAGTTTATAGGAGTTTATCAATATTCAGGAGTTATAGAACCTTCTCCAATGATTGGTGGTCATCCTGGGGGAGTAATTGCATATCCGGTAGTGGTAGTAAAGTTAAACGAAAAACTAAAAGAAGTTAAGTTATCGGATATAACATTTAAACAAGCCTAACCAGGCTTCCTTTTTAGCCACATGGCGAAATTTGATGATAAGTAAATGGAATATTTAAAGGAGGTGAGAATAAATGAACGCAGCAGAAGCAAAGAAATTAACCAATTCGAGTATTCCAGAATTATCAAATATGTTTATTAGAAATTTAGAAAATGAAATTCAAACAGCAGCGAGAAGAGGTTATTTTTATACAGATCTTGAGATTGGCAAGATCGAAAATATCTGTTCAATCACAAATAAAGTTGTAGAACATTTTCAAAAGTTGGGTTTTGAAACAGAAGTAAGTGATTTAGATTTAACAGTTAAAGTAAGTGTTTCATGGTATAAGGCATAAAAATAGACCACTTGGCAGAGTGGCCCTTTTAAAACACTTATTCACAGACAGTATAGCATGAAATGTGGTGATAGCAATAAAACTTTTTCCACACCAGGATAGAGCATTAAATGAAACCTATGAAAATAATCGAGTTGCTTACTATCTAGATATGGGTCTTGGAAAAACTTTTGTAGGTTCAGAAAAAATGTGGGAACTAAATACACCATTCAATCTAGTAATATGTCAAAAGTCAAAAATTGATGACTGGAAAAAACATTTTGAAGATCACTATAGATACCATGTCATTGTTTTTGATCAACAAAAGATTGAAAAAATCCCACCTGAATCTGTCTTAATAATCAACTATGACAAGGTTTGGAGAAGACCGGAATTACTTAAATTAAAAAATTTCACACTCATGCTGGACGAGTCATCAATGATTAAAAATGAATCATCCAATCGTACCAAATATATTCTAAAACTTAATGCTGACAACGTGATTTTATTATCTGGAACACCGACTGGTGGAAAATATGAAGAGTTATGGAGTCAGTTACACCTTTTAGGTTGGAAGATTAATAAAAAACTATTTTTGAAACAATTTGTAGTCCAGGAGTGGGACGATCTAAATCAAAAATATAAAATCACTGGATATAAAAATGTTGATCGATTAAAAGCTAAGTTAAAAAAACATGGGGCAATATTTATGAAAACAGAGGAAGTATTTGACCTTCCAAAAGTCAATGATCAGATAGTAAAAATACCATGTACTAAGGAATATCAACAATTTGCAAAAGATCACATTATCGAAATAGGAGGAGATTTACTAATTGGTGATACTCCTACAAGTAAAAAGTTATACCTACGTCAACTGGCAGGTTCTTATAACCAAAACAAACTTCATTATTTAAAGGACCTTATAGACAGTACAAACGATAGAATCATCATTTTTTACAACTTTAAGAAGGAATATGCTTCTCTTGTAGACATGATTGATAAACCAATTAGTACTGTAAATGGCGATTTAAAAGATCTATCAGCTTATGAAGAATATGAAAATAGTGTCACTTTAATTCAATATCAAGCAGGTGCTATGGGATTGAACTTACAAAAAGCAAATAAAATTGTTTACTTCACACTTACCGATAAAAGTGAGTTGTTTGAGCAGAGTAAGAAACGGATCCATAGGATAGGACAAGATAAACCATGTTTCTATTATTATCTGTTAACTGCTGGATCAATTGAGTGGCGAATGCTCGATGTTTTGAAAGAAAGAAAAGATTATACAGACGCGTTATTTGAGAAGGAGGAAATGTAAATGAGTAATGAAATTCAAGCATTTGAAAGCAAGCATATGTTGTTGATGGCTAATGTTGCTCAACATATTCAACAAGAAAAATTATTAAAAGAACAAACAACCAAGCTTAAAGAGGATCTAGGAAAAGCAATGGACGAGTTTGGAATTAAGTCAATTGATAATGATTTATTGAAAATCACTCGAACAGCAGCAAGTACAAGTAAATCTTTAGATACAACTAGGTTGAAAAATGAAGAGCCAGAACTATTTGCAGAACTTATGACAGATTATCCGAAAATCACAAATAGAAGTGCAAGTCTCACAATCAAAGTGAAATGAGGTGAGTGTTATGAATCCTGAACAAAAAAGAGATCAAATGGCTAGTCTGCTCTACTCGTATTTAGCATTAAAAGGTGTAATAGGGTCTAGCTCAATTATTAAAGAAAATGAACCATCTGAAATAGACCAATTAATCCAAGAAATTGAGGTATTCAACTTGAAGAATGCCATTGATAAGGCACTAGATGATGGTGATAAAGAAGCATTCATGAGATTGACAGGTGAGTTAAATGAGAGAATCACAGTTTCAAGCTAAAGTAATTAAGTTTTTGAAAGAACATGATGTATGGCACGTGAAATATTGGGCAGGGAGTCAGTACACCAAAGAAGGCATTCCAGACATATTAGCTTGTATAGATGGTACCTTTCATGGAATTGAATTAAAAACGGATGTTGGGACACCTTCAAAACTACAACTCTATAACATTCGGAAAATTAAAGATTCTGGTGGAGAAGCTTATATTTTAAGACCAAAGGATTTTGAGTCTTGGAAAGCGAGGTGGTTTTGATGACTGAAATAAAGGAAAAAAGGGTTATTTTAACGGTTGGAAATATTCGTATTAAAGAGTATGACAGTATGAATGTTGTTATTGAACGATACGAGGAAGTTTTAAACCCTGTAGATAAATCCACATCAAAAAAATGGAGATTTAAGGGGTATTCTCATAGCATTTTATCAGCTTTACTTTTTATCCATAGGAATGAATTACTTATTGATAAAAAGGACGTGAGCGACCTTAAAAGCTATTTAAAATGTGTTGAGGATTCTAATACTGCTTTATTGAAAGTGGTGAAACAATGACTCAATACAGCTATAGTCGAGTATCGCTATTCAATGATTGTCCCTATCATTTTAAATTGAAATACATTGATAGATTAACAGAAATTCAGGATTTAACGAATGCAGCTAATCCACTGATTATTGGACATGCTCTTCACTCTGGAATTGAACATGATGTTGAAACGGCAATAAATGAATACTACAATGCTTTTCCAGTATTGACGGATGCAATTGTTGAAGAAGCTTTAAAGTTAGAAATATTGATTCCAAAGGTGAAAGAATTTCTAAATCAATTTGAAGGATTCGAGTTTATCCATGAATACAAAATCGATCATCCTAATTACGTTGGGTATGTTGATTTAATCCTAAAGGCTCCAGATGATACATGTATGGTGGTTGACTTTAAATACTCTAATAATGTTAAAAACTATCTAGATTCGGGTCAGCTACATATCTATAAAGACTACTTAGAGCAAGATGGATTCGATGTTAAACGATTAGCATATTTGTTTGTTCCTAAGACAAGTATTAAACAGAAAAAGGATGAAGATTTATTTCATTTTCGCAAACGGATTGTAGAGACTGTTGAAGCAAGTGCATTGCAATTTGTGCCGATTGAATTCAATGAAATGGAAACTGTATATTTTCAAAACAATATTAGAGAAATCGAAGATTCAAAGGATTTTTCTAAAAGAAATAAAAGTGGAAAATGCTTTAGTTGTAATCCACGATTCAAGCCCAATTATTTAGAAGCTATTCAAGATGAAAAAGGAGAGATATTAATGGCCTTACCTAAAAATGAACGTCGTGAAAGAAAAATTGATACTAAACCAGACTTTTGGATTTATGCAGATTCTTATGTTGGTAAATCAACATTTGTAGATAAATTTCCAAATGTGCTTTTCTTAAATACTGATGGTAATACAGATAACACTACTGCACCTGTCATTCGAATTAAAGATCAGGTTACTAAAAAAGGACGAATTACTGAACGTAAATTAGCCTGGGATGTTTTCTTAGATGCTATTCATGATTTGGAGACAGAAGAGAATGATTTTGAAGCAGTTGCATTGGATCTAGTTGAAGACTTACGTGATCACTGCAGGGTGTATGTCTTTGATAAAAATGGTTGGGAGCATGAATCTGATGGCGGTTATGGTAAAGGATGGGACAAAGTTAAATTAGAATTTAATAATGCTATTAAACGATTAAAAGCATTAGGTTATCAAGTAATTTATATCAGCAAGGAGATTGCAACAGAAATCACTCTAAAAGGTGGGGGAAAGCGCACAACTTTTAAACCAAATGTTGATGATAAAACTGCTAATTTTCTTACTGGTACTGTTGATTTAACATTACGTGCTTATGTAAATTCCGACGATGAAAGATTTTTACAACTTAAAAAGCAGCAAAATGTTTTCGGTGGTGGTCGTTACGATTGGCAAGTAGATACAATTCCACTTGAATATGATGCATTTATTGAAGAATTAAAGGCTGCTCAAGAAGGGAAAGGAACTAAGGAAAAGGACAAGCCTAAACGTGAGCGTAAGAAGGATAAAGAGTCAGTGATTAAGGTTGAAGACGAAGATGGGGTAACTATTACCGTTGAAGAACCACCTGCAGAGGAAGAAAAACCTAAGCGTGAAAGACGTTCTCGTAAATCTGCAGAAGAAACTGAATCCGAAGAAAAACCAAAACGTCAGCGTAGATCACGTAAGCCGGTTGAAGATGATACACCACCAGGTGAAGAAGATAGCCCAAAAGATAAAGAGGAAGACAAACCAACTCGTACACGTAGAACTCGAAGAAACCGTGGTTAATGAATAAGCAACGAAAAAAACGATATTGGAGATTACGAGAGATTCGTAAAGAAAGAGATTATCAATCTGGTAGTCTCCAATATGCTAATAGGCCATATACTTTTCGTTCAGTAAGACTCCTATTTGGAATTGGGTTAGTACGTGTGCAAATAACCACTAATCAATTTATAAAGAAACACAAAATAAATATATAAAGGGAGAAATGTAAAATGCCAGTTAAAGAACTAAATACAAAGGAACAACACTATGCTGACAGTCGTGAAGAAGCTGAAAAGTTAGTCGAGGAAGCAAAGGAAGATATATATCTAACTTCTTTCAAAATCAGTGAAAAACATAATAAATACGGTACTTATTTTTTAATCGATTTAGTGTTCAGCTTTGATACAGCAAGAGAAATCATGGAATCTAAACCAAAGAAAGAAGAAGTCCCAGAGGAACAACATGAAGGTGTTAAATATAGCGTTGATAATACTGGTACTGTTTCTGTAAAAAATGAGGAGGTTGAATAATTATGGCATTCGATTGGAGCAAATTTGATAAACAAGTAGATTTAGAGTCTTTGCAAGCTGATGTAAAGGAAGTTGAAGAAAACGGTGGAAGCGGTGATTTTGAACCACTTCCAGATGGTAAATATGAAGTTGCAGTTGAAAAGTTAGAGTTAACGGAATCTAAAAAAGGTGATCCGATGTTAACAATATGGTTCAAAGTTGTTGCTGGGGAATTTGAAAACCAACGTATTTTCTATAACAAAGTAATGCAGCCACAAAATGATAAAGCTTTTGGTTTACAGGTGCATCAAAACAATGAAATGCTTCGTGCTTTGTGGGATTGTGAAAAGGATGATGTGGAGTTTAAATCATTCAAACAATATGCTGATTTAATCCTAGATATTCATGAAGAAATTGATGGTCAATTCGAATATCTTCTTGAAAAAGGTACCAACAAGGGTGGTTTTGACACATTTGAAATTGTAGAAGTATTCGAAGTTGAATAATTGAATAACAGGGAGCGCTTAGCTCCCTATTATTTTAGGAGGGAATATAATGAAAAATACTCTTGGTGATTTAAATAATCATTTATTTGCACAGTTGGAACGTTTAAGTGACGAGGATATTAAAGGTGAGGAATTAGTAGAAGAAATCGAACGTGCAAGGGCTGTTACAAGTATCGCAAACCAAATCGTTTTAAATGGAACGTTAGTATTAAAAGCACAAAAATTCCATACGGAATATAAATCAAAAGACCTTCAAAAACCTAAAATGTTGGAGGGATAGTATGGGGCATAGTTATACTCCGGAACAAGCTAAATTTATACGTGAAAATGTTAAGGGTAGGACAAGCATGGAACTTACACAACTTGTTAATGATCATTTTGGCTTAAATTTACGTGTCAGTCAAATTAGAGCGTATATGAAAAACAATGGTTTGAAAAATGGAATTAATACACGTTATAAAAAGGGCAATACTCCTTTTAACAAAGGCAAGAGGGGTATCACTACTGGAGGGATTTCCACTCAATTCAAAAAGGGTCAAAAGTCAATTAATTATAAACCCATCGGCACTGAAAGAATTGATGACGGCGGATACATCTTGATTAAGGTATCTGATGATGGCCCCTGGCATAAACGATGGAGACCAAAACACCAAGTTGTGTGGGAAGAGAAATATGGTCCTGTTCCTAAAGGACATTGCCTTATATTTTTAGACAGTAACAAGCAAAACATTTCATTAGAAAATTTACAGCTGATCACTAGAGTGCAACTTGGTCATTTAAATCAAAATCATTTAATATCCATTAACGCTGATTTGACTAAGACAGGAATTATTATCGCTGAAATATATGCCAAGATGGGTGAACGAAAGAAACAAAAAGGTGATTAAATTATGCTCTTTTATGACTTTGAGGTATTTAAATATGATTGGTTAGTTGTTATTACTGACACAGATACTAAATCGGAAAGAGTATTTGTCAATAATGAAAAGGCTTTGATTGACTTTTACAATGAACATAAAAAAGACATTTGGATTGGATATAATTCACGACACTATGACCAATATATTTTAAAAGCTATTATATGCGGTTTTACTCCTCAAGAAATAAATGAATGGATCATTGTCAAAAAAGAACCAGGTTGGAAGTTTTATAAAGACTTTTGGAAAATAACTCTACTGAATTTTGATGTCATGACTAATAAACTGAGATCCTTAAAACAGCTTGAAGGGTTTCAAGGACATGATATTCGTGAATCATCTGTTGACTTTACTATCGATAGGGAATTAACAGAGGAAGAAATCGAGGAAGTAATAAAATATTGCCGTCACGATGTACATGAAACGATGCACATTTTTACAGCTAATATATCTGAATTTGAATCACAAGTAGAATTGCTTAAAATGTTTAATCTTCCGATTAGAAACATTTCCAAAACTAAAGCGCAACTTAGTGCAGTGATTCTTGAAGCAAAACAACCCAAGCTACCAAGGAATGATGAATTTAATTTTGTTTTTCCACCTACATTACAAATCAATAAATATACTGAAGTCTTAGATTTCTACAAAGAAAATCGTGATTATGACAAAGTATTAGATATTGATATTGCAGGTGTACCACATTTATTTGCCTGGGGTGGATTACATGGCGCTAGACCAAATTATTATGGTACAGGATTTTTTATTAATATTGATGTGGCCAGTTATTATCCCGCGTTAATGATTGAGTATGGTTATCTTAGTAGGAATGTAAAAAATCCTGATAAATTCCGTGAAATAAGAGATACCAGACTTAAATATAAGGCAGCTAAAGATAAACGTCAGGCACATCTTAAGATTGTTATAAATGGAACATATGGCGCAATGAAAGATAAATATAATGGACTCTATGATCCGTTACAAGCAAACAATGTTTGTATCGGTGGAATGACTCTTTTACTTGATTTAATTGAAAAGCTTGAACAATATTGTCAAATCATCCAATCAAATACGGACGGTGTTTTAGTTAAATTGTACAAAGAAGATGATTATGATCTGATTGATGATATTTGTTATGAGTGGGAACAACGAACCAAGATGGAATTGGAGTTCGATAACTTCGTGAAAGTTATTCAAAAAGATGTGAACAATTACATTCTGGTAGATGAAGACGGTAACTATAAATCAAAAGGTTCATATGTAAAAAAGCTTAATAACTTGGATAATGATTTACCCATTGTTAATGAAGCAATTGTTAATTACTTTGTAAAAGGCATCGATCCCGAAGAAACCATATTCGGATGTAAGGATCTAATTAAGTTTCAAAAAATCGTTAAGATCAGTAATAAATATGATTATGCTCGTTATGGGACCAAAAGAATGAATGAAAAAGTTTTCCGTGTTTTTGCAAGTGTAGATGAAAATGATAAGGAATTAATGAAAGTTAAAAATGGTTCTTCTGAAAAAATATCTTTTGTTCCAGAACGATGTTTCATTGTTAATGATGATGTTAATGGAATGAAGATACCAGGTAAATTAGATTATTGGTGGTATTGGGATTTGGCAGTGAAACGAATAAATGATTTCTTGGGGAAGGATGAATAAAGCAACATAGCAATGATAGGAAGGAGGAAATCAAAATGTCCATACCAAGAATTTTGCATTATCCAGGCAGCAAATGGAGTATGGCTGATTGGATTATTAGTCATATGCCTGATCATAAAACATATCTTGAACCTTTCTTTGGATCCGGAGCAGTGTTTTTTAATAAGTTTCCTTCTCGAATTGAAACTATAAATGATATGGATAGCAGCGTGGTTAACTTATTTAAGATTATTCGAGATTATCCGAGTGAACTAGCAACTTGTATCGAATGGACTCCTTTTTCAAGAGAGGAATATTACAAATCTTATCAATTTGAAACAGGTAATGAAATAGAGGATGCAAGGAGATTTTTAGTGAGGTGTTGGCAGGCTATTGGTGCCAAAACAAGCGATAGGACAGGTTGGAGAAGTCTTATTTCATCCAACGGACCCGATGTTGCGAAAGAATGGAGTAAACTTCCTAAAAAGATAATGCTTGTAGCAAAAAGACTTAAACAAGCACAAATAGAACATCAACCAGCTGCTAAACTTCTTGAAAGATATAAAAGGAAAGAAGTCCTTGTGTATGCGGATCCTCCTTACATTATCGAGACAAGAACAAAACGTCATTATAAACATGAGATGACAATTGATGATCATATTGAATTATTGGAAGTCTTAGATGCCCATCCTGGTCCTGTTCTTCTTTCCGGATATGCTCATCATATATATGACGAAAGATTAAATCATTGGCAAAGAGAAACAATGGATGTCGCTGCAGAAGCTGGGGCAAAACGTCAAGAAGTTCTTTGGATTAATCCAGTAGCAGCAGAGACTGGATTTTATCAGCAAACATTGTTTTAGGAAACAATAATGAAAGATGAGTTTGATTTAGAAAGTAGGTGAATAGTTTGTGTATAAAGGTTATTTAAAAGGAAACGGTAAACATGCAGCTAGTAAATTTAAAGATGGTACAAAACTATTATCCTATCATACTGCACGAAAAGAAGAATCCTATGTTGGTATTTTAGAAGATGATTACATCATGGTTGATATTGATGACATAGACGAAGCTGAAACATTATTAGACATCATAGAAGACAAGGATATACAGTGTTCTGTTTTGGAGACAACCGGAGGGATGCATTTTTATTTTAAAGGATATGATTTAACAGCAAATAAGATCAAATGGTACTCGAACATTGGCATTATGTGTGACTATAAATTAGGTATAAAAAATACTGCAGACCCACTAAAGATTGATGGGAAAACTCGAAAATGGTTACGCAAAGCAAATGAACATGATCCTTTACCTAGTTGGTTATATCCTTATCATAAGAAAAATCCTAATCTCAATAATCTTGGTGAAGGTGATGGTAGAAATGATAAGTTATTTACTTATATTCTTAAAATGCAATCACAAGGTATGGCCAAGAATGATATTAAAGAAACAATCTCTATCATCAATCAATACATTTTAGAGGAGCCAGTTGAACAGTCTGAACTAAACATAATCTTACGTGATGATGCATTTATGAAAGAATCCTTTTTCATAAAGGGTTCTTTCCAACATGAAAAGTTCGGTGATTACCTAATCAATGAACATCATATATGTAAAATCACAAACATTTTACATATATACAAAGATGGTGTTTATTCGGATCATCAATCTGACATTGAAGAAGCAATGATTAAACATATTCCATCATTAAAAAGAATGCAACGTCAAGAAACGCTCGCTTACCTGCAGCTGAAAGCAAAAGATAAACATTTCTCATCTACCAAATATGTCGTAGTGAAAAATGGAGTATTTAATCTAGATACATGGGAACTTGAAGATTTTACACCAGAAATTATTACGAGAAATAAAATACCGATTGCATACATTAAAGATGCTTATTATGAAGTGACAGATAAAACATTAAATAAAATGGCAGTTAATGATAAAAAGATTCGTGCCATTTTGGAAGAAATTCTTGGTTACATTTTATTTAGAAGAAATGAATTTGCTGCAACATTCATTCTTACTGGTGATGGATCTAATGGAAAGTCCTCATTCCTTAAAATCATTAGAAAGCTTGCTGGTGTAGATAACGTTGCTTCCTTGGATTTAAATGAATTAGACCAACGGTTTAAAACGGCCGAGTTGTTCGGAAAACTCGTTAACATAGGTGATGATATTTCAAAAGGATATATTAAGGAATCATCGATATTCAAAAAGCTTTCTACTGGTGAGACATTAAACGTCGAGAGAAAAGGTAAGGATCCATTTGATTTTACTAACTATGCAAAGTTAATTTTTTCCGCCAATGAAATGCCGAGAATTAATGATTACACCGATGGATTAGGGAGGAGATTGCAAATTGTACCTTTTAAAGCAAAATTTAGTGCGAGTGATGAAGACTATGATCCATTTATAACCGATAAGCTTCTTTCAGATGAATCAATGCAGTATGTACTTAATCTTGCACTAAAAAGCTTAAAAAGGTTGCTAGAGAATAAGCAGTTTACGAAATCGAAAGCAGTTGAAACGGAGCTTAAAAAATACCAGGAAGAAAATAATCCTATTATTAGCTTTGTTAATAATGAAGATGTCGATCTTGAAAGAAGTGTTGTAGGAGATATCTACATTCAATATAAACTTTACTGTTCAGAAAATGGATATCAAGCTGTAAGCAATATCAGCTTTAGTAAACAGATTAAACAGTTATTTGGATTTGGGACAGTTGTTCAAAAGGTCGATGGCAAGAGCAAAAGATTATTCATTAGTGAGGAGTAGACATTATGGATATAAATGAAAAAATTCAATTTTGGAAAAATGAAATCGAACGTGCAGAACAAAACGATTTCTATTTTGATACAGATTCAATGAATGAAGTTGTACAGACTGTTGAGGAATTATTAGAAGAAAATAAGAGATTAAAAAGTAAAGTTGATATTTTTTGCGATCAATAATTTTCGCGCTTGACCAAAAAACGGTCAAATAGAAAAAATGACACCAGTCGTATCAAGGATTGGTCAAAGTGTCGTGACCGTTTTTTGGTCACGAAAATGGCAAAAAACGTGACCATTTTAGCGAAAAATAGGCAAAGTTACAGTTAAATGCGTAACCAGTTACAGATAAGTGTAACTATGAAAAGTCAGTCATATCAAGGGTTTAAGGGGTACGGTTACGCGGTTACAGATAAAATCACTTTCTTATAAAAATATTATATATAAATAAACAAAAAAGTTATTCTATATAAGAAAATTAGGGGGTAAATGCGTAACCCGTAACCTAGAAAACCATTAGAAATTCAGTCGTATCAAGGGTTTGAGACGGTTACAGAAGTTACAGATGGTTACGCATTTTATAGAAAATACTTGACCTTTTCTTATATTTACTTAGAAGGTAGGTGTTTTTGTTTGTATGAGTGGTTAAAAGATTATCAAAAATTAGAAGAAGAATTAGCCTATCTTGAATTTAATCTTGAACAAACTGAAATAGAGCTTAAACGATGGACATCGGGTGATTTAGCAAAAGTTAAATTACAAGAAGATTCATTAGGAGCGAAAGTAGAAGAAGTAATTGAAAAAATCAAAAATGACATTACATTTAAAAAAGAACAACGTGAAAAGCTTATTCAATTAGTCAATACATTTAAAGGACTGGATAATCAGATACTTAAAATGAAATACATCGACGGTATGACACTAGAGAGTATTGCAGAGGAATTAAACTATAGTGCTAGTTATATTTATAAAAAGCATGCTGAAATGATAAGAATGATTAAATTCGCTGAAACTATGAATCTTTCACTAAATTGACAGTGAATTGTATGTCTGTAACCTATATACAAAACAGTTTATAGTAATAGTATAGAAAACTGATAAAAGGGTCAGCGATAGTTGATTCTTTTAAATACTCCATTCCTGGTTACAATCTGAGTGTACGTGACACCACATTGTAACTTTACCACCTCCTGGTGTAGTGATCCCAGCTACAAAGGAATGGATCGGGACGGTTAGGCTATTCACCGAAGTAAGGAATAGCTTAAATTATATTTTTGAAGGAAATTATCTCCTTTTGTCGAATTGAGTAGATGAAAGTGAGGTGGTTAATGTGAATAATCTTGGTTTACGAAAAGAAGAAATTATAGAGATGTTAAAAGAACATGAAGGTGTTTCATCTTCTTTATTAGAAAAAATCGCTGATGTCATTGTGGCAAATAATAAAAAAATTGAGAGAAATGTAACTAGTTTTGTAAGTAAAGAATTAAAAAAAAAAATATCAAGAACAAGTTATATGTAATTTAAAAAGACATCCTTCGTGGGTGTCTTTTTATTATGTGAAAAAGAAGGTGAACAAATGAAACTTGCTGATCATTTGAGTAAAGATTCTATTCGTAAGTTCAACCAACTTAGACGTGCAGCTAGAAATAAGAAAGAAAAATCTAAGACAAAACAGGAGAAAGTTAATTGGCACGATATTATGGGAACTAATCGTGACACGTTTAAAAGAGTAGGAGGAAGGGTGAGAAGGAAATGAAAAAGTATTTTAATCTATTAATTTTATTAATTGCAATTGTAGTTGTTTCATCTGGGTGTTCATCTTTAGAACGGGCAAAGAAGGATATGAAATCTGAATATGGCGGTGGCTTGGATAGGATAGTCACTGTGTATGATAATGCTGGCAATGTGATTAGGACATATGAAGGAAAGATTGATATTGCAAACCAGACAGATTCAAAAGGTGGTGCAACTGGTTCAGATAAAATAAAGTTTGAATTCAATGGTAAAAGAATAATTCTTTATAATGCGACAGTTGTTGTAGAGGAAAAGTAAGGTTAAGGAGTTGTTTTATATGGCAGGTAGATCCCTAACTATTGATATTAATTCAAAGACTTTTGTTGCAAAGCTTAAAGCAATTGCTAAGCATATGAATGCATTAGCAGAAGAACTGGAACAGATTGATAAATCTGTTTGTCCATCTTGTGGTAAAGAGTTAGATACTAATGATTTCTATGCTGACGGTAAACTCTGGCATACTATGAAAGATTGTCTATCATGCGGTTATTCGTTGAGGGAGTAAGTAATGCCTGAATACAAAACACGCGAACAAAAACGAAAGTTCTACGATGGGAAGGAATGGAAGCTTAAGCGTAAAGAGATTAAGGCGAGAGATAACTATGAATGCCAGGAATGTAAACGACAAGGTAAAGTATCCATAGATACAAACGAATACAGTAAACGTGCTAAGCGTAAGAAGATTCAATTGGTTGTGGACCACATCAAAGAGTTAGAGGATTATCCAGAGCTTGCGCTAGAGAATGATAACCTAGAGACACTTTGTGTTAACTGTCATAACAAAAAGCATGGAAGGTATTTTAGAAATGGTTTCATTCGTAAGGAAAATAAATGGGCGCATGATGAAAAATGGTAGTACCCCCCGGGTCAAAAGGTTTTGCAAAAAATCTATTTAGGGGCACCGGTAAGGGGGAGTCTTTCGTCCAAAAAAATTGAAAAATCAGCTGCTATATTAGGGGGTTAAAAAAAGAAGGGGGGTGTTTTTGTGAGTGGAGTCGTAAAAATAGCTGATTTGGAAAAACAATTGATGAATCGAATTAATCAAGATGATCTATTAGAAGTTGATAAAGTAAAGCGGTATATAGCGATTGTAAAGCAAATTAGAAAGCTGCAAAGTGCAATCAATAAAACTGGTGTTATGACAACTACTATTAATGCAAGTCAAGAATTTACTAAAACAAATCCTGCCTTAAATGAATTAAATAAGCTCACAAAAACACTAATTACTCTTGAAAATTCGATTAAATTTGAAATGTTATATGTGCCAGAACTACCTAAGGATGAGAAAAAGGATAATGACGAACCAGAAGTCAGTGATTTATATTGATTCATCAAAAGTATGTAGATGAGTATATTGAATCATGGAGAAAAGGCCAGGTTATTTTTAATCAAGAGCGTATCGATTTAGTGAAACACTTAGAATCTGAGGTTCTTATAAGAGATGACATTTACTTTGATGAAGAACAAATAGAGCAATGTATAAACTTTATAGAGAAGTGGTATTTCAAATTAGAGCCATTTCAGAAGTTTATCATTGCTTTTATTTTTCTTAAATATAAAGTACGGGACAAATTATTTTATAAAGATATTGTAATTGTTATTGCTCGTGGTAATGGGAAGAACGGTTTGATTTCTGGACTAGCTGATTACTTCATAAGTCCTGGTCATGGAATTGAAGGATATAACGTTGATGTTGTAGCTAACAGTGAAGACCAAGCAGAGACTTCTGTTAAAGAAGTTTATAACGTGAAGGAAAAGTATAAGGCTCTCATGAAAAAATTTTTCTCTTGGACCAAAACTAAAATTACTGGAAAATCAACTCTTTCAGAATTTAAGTTTCGAACTTCTAACGCTGACACAAAGGACGGTGGTCGTCCTGGTTGTTTAATATTTGATGAATGGCACATATATGAAGATACCAAACTTATAAATACATTGAGTTCTGGTCTGGGTAAAGTAAAGCATAGAAGAAGAATTTATATTTCCACCAACGGTCATGTCCGTGGTGGTTTTTTTGATAAATTTATTGAGCAGTGTTTAGATATTTTGAAAGGTGGAAGCAAGCGTAAAAATCGTTTTGTTTTCATATGCAAAATGGATAATAAAGACGAAGTGGACAATCCAGAACTATGGGAAAAGGCTAATCCGATGTTCAGTAAACCAAGAAGTCCTTACGCTGAAGAATTGTTTGATACGATCATGGATGAATATCTCGATTTAGAAGATGATCCGTCTGGTCGTCCTGAGTTCATGGCTAAAAGGATGAACCTTCCTCAAGAAGATAATACGATTAGGATAGCTTCTTGGAAAGATATTGAAGCGACGAACCGACCAATTCCCTATAACGTTTTAAGGGGAAAGACATGTGTAGGAGCAATCGACTTTTCCTATATTAAAGACTTTACAGCTTGTGGAGTCCTCTTTAAACATGGTGATGATTATATTTGGGATAGCCATCAATTTGCAAGACGTGAATTTATAAAAGAAGCTAAATTAAAACCTCCTATTGAAGAATGGGAAGAAGATGGCCTTATTACTTTACTTGATGGACCAGTCATCGATATTAAATACATGGTTAATTATTTCTGTGAAATGAGAGAAAAGTATGGTTTAAACACGATTATTGGCGACACATTTCGATTAGATATTGTAAAGCAGGCATTAGAAGATGCAGGATTTCATGTTTTATACATTCAGAATCCACATGCGATTTATGCAAAACTTGCACCTAGAATTGAAATGCTGTTTGCTCAACAACGTATTATTTTTGGTGACAATCCACTAATGAGATGGAACACAAATAACATTGTAGTCAAGGTCAAGAATGATGGGAATAAGGATTTCTTGAAAAAAGATGAAGTTCGAAGGAAGACAGATGGTTTTACAGCTTTTGTGTACGCATTATGGCAAGCCGATAACATTCTTGAAGATGAAGTGAATATTGATGATGCATTAGATGCATTAGATGCTTTGAACTTCTAGGGAGGGGGTGATCATGTAAATGGGATGGTTAAATAACGTGTTAAAGCGAAATAGCGAACTAGAATGGATGCTTGATTTAGACCTGACTTATGAAACATCTCATCGTGCTTATTTGAAAAAAATGGCTTTAGAAACATGTATAAATTTTATTGGCCGTACAATTAGCCAATCTGATTTTAGAATCATGAAAAACGGTAAACGGCAAATGAATGATTGGCATTATTTATTGAATGTAAGACCTAACACTGACCAAGCAGCAGCAGACTTTTGGCAAAAATTCATTTATGAATTGATTCATGAAAATGAAGTCTTGGTGATTCTTACTGATAATAATGATCTGTTAATCGCTGATAGTTTTACTCGTGTAGAATATGCAGTTTATCCAGACATTTTCAAAGATGTAACTGTTAAGGATTATACTTTCCAACGTTCATTTAATATGGATGAGGTAATCTATCTCACATATAACAATGAAAAGTTATCAAAGTTTATGGATGGTATGTTTGATGATTTTGCAAACCTTTTTAGTCGAATGATAGAAGTTAGTTTAAGAAAAAACCAAATTCGTGGAAAAGTTGGAATGGACTCCACTCAAGATCTTACAGATAAAAACAGAACCAAACTACAAAACTTTATTGATAAGCTATTTAATTCGTTTAGAAATAATTCTGTTGCACTTGTTCCCATGCTAAAAGGTTTTAACTACGAAGAGGTTTATAGCGGAGAAAACAATGGTCAATCTGTGGAAGAACTAACAAAATTAAAGAGGTCATTGGTAGATGATGTGGCTAACATTCTTGGGATTCCTAATGCATTAGTTCATGGAGAACTAGCAGAATATGAAACTAGCATTAAAGCATATATAAAATTCTGTATTGGACCATTGCTAAAGAAAATCAAAGACGAATTAAATAATAAATTAATCGATCAAAAGGCATATTTAAAAGGAGATCGGATTGAGGTTAAAGGTATTACCGAAAAAGATTTAATCGATCATGCAGAAGCGGTGGACAAATTAGTTGCATCAGGTGCCTTCACTAGAAATGAGGTGAGAGAATTGTTTGGTGCTGAACGTTCTGATGATCCAGAGTTGGACAAGTTTGTTATTACGAAAAACTATCAATCTGCAGATTCTGTTGAAGGAGGTGAGGTAAGATAATGAACAAATTTGATTTGAATAAAATCCTGAATTTCAAGCAAAGATTTGATATTGTTAATCAAGCTGAAAAGGGTTTAAAACTATCTATTTACGGTTATATCGGTGGTTGGAGAAATAGCGCTGAAAGTATTCTGCAAAAAATTGAAAGTGCTGACGTTGATGAAATTCATGTGCATATCAATAGTGGCGGTGGTTCCGCATTTGATGGGATTGCAATTGGAAATATTTTAAAAAACCATAAAGCAAAAATAATAGTTCATATTGATGGTTGGGCTGCAAGTGCTGCATCTATCATAGCAATGGCAGGGGATGAAATCATCATGCCAAGCAATACTATGATGATGATTCATCAAGCGAGTACTTTTGAGTATGGAAACGCGGAGGTATTTGAAAAAACTGCCAAAGATTTGCGTAAAATTGACAAGGCAGTAACAGCTTCTTATCGTAATCGTTTCGTTGGAAATGATGATGAACTTACAGAGTTGTTGAAAGATGAAACCTGGTTAAATGCAGATGAAGCAGTTGCTTTAGGATTTGCCGACACGATAGCTGATGAAATTGAAATCGCCGAACTTGAAGATGAAGATGATGAAGTTGAAAACTTCAAGGAAGGATTAGTTGCAAAATACGCAGCACAGATACAACCGAATAACCCACAGGAACAAGTGCCGTCTAATACAAAAAGACGACGCTTTTTTTAATATCTAAAAAATTGGAGGTAATCGTAAATGACGATGAAATTAAAAGGTACAATGGAAAATTTCGAAACGAAAAAACAAGCTTATATGAATGTTGTAAAGGATGAAAATTCGACACCAGAGCAATTAGAAAATGCATTTAATGAGATGTTTACAGCACTTCAAACTGACTTAACAGAAAAAATTGCAAATGATGCTCGTAATGAAATTCACGATGCTCAAATATTAGCTGCACGTGGACAAAATGTATTAACTTCAGAAGAGCGTAAATTCTTTAATGCAGTTGTTCAAGATGGAGGTTTCAAAGATGATTCTATTCTTCCTGAAACTACTCAAGAGCGAGTATTTGAGGATCTAGTAAACGCTCATCCATTACTTGATGCTTTGGGCTTGCAAGATCTAGGCGCAGTTACTAAGTTTATCTATTCCGATGCTACAAAAGCGTACGCTTGGAAAGAAATTTTTGGAGATATCAGTGGTCAAGTTAATGCTGCATTTCGTTCAGAGAAAATCGGGCAATTGAAATTAACATCATTTGCAGCTATTCCAAATGACATGTTAGAACTTGGACCTGTATGGGTTGAGCGATATGTCCGTACTTTACTTATAGAAACATATTCAGTCGGTCTTGAATATGGATTTGTGAATGGTCGTGGATCTGCACAACAAGAGCCAATTGGTTTAATGAAAAATGTCGATGCTGAAACAGGTGCAGTAACTGACAAAACATCATCGGGTACACTAACCTTTGCTCCTTCAGAGTATGGTGAAATTGTTGCTGGTGAACTTTATGAAGTCGTAAAAGCACTATCTACTAATGCAAAAGGCAAATCACGTAAAGTCGGCGGTAAAATTGTTATGGTCGTAAATCCAATTGATGCAATTGGTGTACAATTCCGTAACACAATCCAAACATCTAGTGGTCAATGGGTGACTGCTTTACCATATAACATTCAAGTTGTGGAATCAGAAGAAATTCCAGCAAATAAAGCATTGTTCTTTGTTAAAGGAGAATATATTGCAGCTATTGCTGGTGGATACAAACTTAAAAAGTTTGATCAAACATTAGCTATGGAAGATGCTACACTCTATACAATTAAACAATTTGCAAATGGTAAGCCAAAAGATAATAAAGCGGCTCTTGTATACGATTTAGATATTAAATTTTCTGCTCCAACTCCATCAGTTTAATGAAAGGATGATGTAATATGCCATATCAGGTAATTAATGATTTTAGAGATAAAGAGAATAATAATATTGTTTACCGTAAAGGTGATGTGTTTCCGATTGAGGGTTATGAACCCACTAAAGATCGTATAGAAGAATTGTCTACAGTACATCCTGAGCATAGAAAGATTTTTATAGAAAAAGTAGAAACAGAAGAAGAAAAAGCGGCTCGTGAATTAAAAGAGAAAGAAGAAAAAGAAAAGGCGGAAGAAGAAGAGAAATCCACTATCAGGAAAGAGTTGGAATCGTTTGGTGTTACCGTACATCCTAACACTGGCCTTGAAAAGCTAAGGGAAAAACTTGAAGAAGCTAAAGCAGGAAAAGAAAATAAGGAGTGATGTCAATGAGCATCACTGATGAAATTCTAATAGAGTTTAAGGGAAGGATGCACCTGGGTGATCATGAAGATGATAACCTAAGACGCATCCTTTCTGCGTCTGTTAAAGCCTTAAATAAAAGATGTGGTAATTATGATATTAATAATGATGCTGATTTTAAGGAATTAGTTTTTGAACGTTCTAGGTATGTTTATAATGATGCTCTAGAGTTCTTTAGCACAAATTTTCTTACTGAAATTAATAACTTAGCAATTGATAAAGCACTTGAGGAAATTAAGCTAGAGGGTGAGACAGATGCAACCATTTAAATATAATCCTAATTACAATTCAGGGTCCTTTAGACACAGGATTACATTCTTAAAATTAGAATCTTTGAAGGATGAATTGGGGCAGGAAATCGGAAAAGACTGGATTGAATACAAAAAAGCTTGGGCAATGATCAAAACTTTAAAAGGATCTGAGTATGTAAATGCAGGTTCTGAGCGTGCAACAATTACTTCTCGATTTGTTATTCACTACACTGAGGGAATAACAGCAGAGATGAGGATTAAATATAACAATCGCATATTTGACATTATCGAACCGCCAATTAATGACGATGAAGCGGACAAAACATTGACCATCCTTGTAAAGGAAAAAAGGTGATCAAATGGTTAAGGTGAAAGACCTGTCAAAAGAAATTGCTAGACAACTATCTTTATATACAGAGTCTGTAAAAGAAGAAGTTGAAGTAATAAAAGAAGATGTTACGAAGGAAGCAGTGTCCCTTTTAAAGCAAAAAAGTCCAAAGGATACAGGTAGTTATGCAAAGAGCTGGGCCCGAAAAAAGGTTGGTAAAAATATTGTTATTTATAATAAGGCTCCTAACTATCGACTCACACACCTTTTGGAAAACGGCCATGTAAAACGTGGTGGTGGTAGGGTTGCAGCAAAGGTTCATATACGACCAGTTGAAGAAAAGATTGTGGATGAATATGTGAGTAGAGTGGAGAGGGCGATTAGACAATGAATTTAGTTCAATTAAAAAAGATACTTGATGAAACAGGTTATCCAGTCACTTATTCACATTTCACACCAACAGATAATAATCCAGTTCCTGATCCACCTTATATTTGTTATTGGACACCGTATTCTTCTCACTATATTGCTGACAATAAGGTCTATCAAAAGATAGAAAATGTACAAATTGAACTTTATACCTTAAAGAAAGACTTATCAGCAGAAGCTAAGCTTGAATCAGTACTAGATAAATATGAAATACCCTATCAAACTACTGAAACATTTATAGAATCAGAAAATTTATTTCAAAGAATATATGAAGCGAGGTTGATTTAATATGCCAGAAAATAAAGTAACGTTTGGTTTGAAAAATGTTCACTATGCTCCTTACACTGTAGTAGATGGGAAAATTACTTTTGAAACGCCCATAAAAATGCCAGGTGGTATTGAATTATCCTTAGAACCACGTGGGGATATGATCGAGTTTTATGCAGATGATATGCTCTTTTATTCTGCAAGTAATAACCAAGGATACGATGGTACCTTATCAATTGCCAATATCATAGAACAATTTGCTATTGATGCTTTAGGCGAACAAAAGGACGAAACCGATAAGGTATTGAATGAATTAGCGGATGCTAAAGGGAAACCATTTGCACTCCTGTTTGAATTTGATGGTGATGTAAAAGCTACTCGCCATGTTCTATACAATTGCACCGCTAACCGTCCAACAGTAGGATCAAAAACAAAAGAAAGTTCAGCTGAACCAAATCCAAATGAATTAACATTTGTAGCTAGTCCTCTAGAAATCGACGGTAAATTAATGGTTAAAACAAAGACTACAGCTGAAACTCCTGCTGCTATTTATGATGATTGGTATACAAAAGTTTATGAAAAAACTCCGGCAGCATAAGGGAGTTTAAATGAATTCTATGAGGTGATTAAATATGGAAAAAACAGTTACTATAGATGGTAAAGAAATAAAGTTTAAATCCACAGGGGCAACACCTATTCGATTCAAGTCTCAATTCGGAAAAGATTATTTTACCGAAATCATGAAATTAGGTGTACTTGATAAATTAAACAAAATACAAGATGATGATTTTTCCGCAGAGGACCTTGAAGGATTAGACTTTGAGGTCTTTTATAATATCGCATGGACTTTAGCAAAAACAGCCAATATGGAGATACCTGAACCATTAGAATGGTTGGATTCCTTCGATGAATTTCCAATGTTAGATGTCATTCCAGAACTAATGGAAATGATTCAGAAAACCATTCAATCTAAAAAAAAATAAATGATGATGACCAAGGAACAGATAATGATGATGGAGAGTTTTCTACAGAACTGTTCCTTGCTCTTTGTTATAAATGCAAATTAACTAGAAATGATTTAGAAGATATGACAATAGGAATGTGTATGGACTATATTCATGAGTTTATAGATATGCAAAAACCACCAAAGAAAAAGGTTAGAAAAGCCACACAATCTGATTTTGATTCTTTTTAAGCACTCTTTTATAGGGTGCTTTTTTCTTTGTTTGAAAGTGGGGTGAGGATATGGCAGGTAGTAATAAAATCAAAGGTATTACGATAGAAATAGGGTCTGATACAGTAGGTTTGGAGAAAGCTCTATCAGATGTAAATAAGCAAAGTACAAAGCTTCAAACTGAATTGAAAGACGTTGAACGACTATTAAAATTTAATCCTGGTAATGCAGAATTGTTAGCACAGAAACAAAAGCTTTTAGCTGATCAAATTCAAACAACAACTCAAAAATTAAATCAGTTAAAAGAAGCGCAGTCCCAAGTTGATCAGCAATTTGCACAAGGGAAAATATCTGAGGAGCAATATCGTGCTTTTAATCGTGAACTTGTAGCAACTCAAAGTGTGTTAGATGGTTTAAAAGGGAAATTATCTATTGTTAATCAAGAACAAGATAACATTGCTAAATCTACTAGACAATTAAACACACTTTTTGAAGCCACAGGGACTAGCGTAGACAATTTTTCAAGTGCTTTAGGTGGAAGGCTTACAAATGCTATCAAGAACGGTACAGCATCTTCCAGACAGCTTGAGGATGCTATTAATAAAGTTGGAGTAACTGCCCTAGGTACAAATGCAGACTTGGATAAAATGAAACGAGCTCTATCCAAAGTTGATGACGGTGGTTCTTTAAAGTCTGTAAGGAAAGAATTAAGTCAGGTTGCTAAAGAAGCTGAGAATGCAGGGGATAAAGTTAACGGTTTTGGTGCTGAACTTTCAGGGGTTGTTGGTGCCCTTGCTGCAGGTGGCGGAATAGCAGCAACAATAGAAAAAGCACTGGATACTTCTTCTTTGAAAACTAAAGTTGACATTGCATTTGAGGTTCCAGAAGAATCTAAGGAATCTATTCGTGAAGTAATACGAAATCTTGAAGCATATGGTGTGGACGGAGCAGAAGCATTAGAAGGTGTAAGACGTCAATGGGCATTAAATAAAACAGCAAGTGACGAAGCAAATAGTTCCATAGTTAAAGGAGCATCTGTTATTTCTCAAGCTTATGCAGGAATAGATTTTATTGAACTAATTCAGGAAGTTAATGAATTATCTGGTGAAATTGGAGTTTCTAATGATCGAGCTCTTGCTTTAACGAATTCACTTTTAAAAGCGGGTTTTCCACCTGAACAATTAGATACAATTGCTGAATATGGAAAACAAATGAAAGATGCTGGTTTTTCTGCAAAAGAAATTCAAGCCATTTTTGAAGCGGGTATTAATACGAAAACTTGGAATATTGATAACCTAAATGATGGGGTGAAAGAAGCAAGGCTTCAAATGGCTAGCTTTGGTCTAGGTGTTAGTAAGGATATGAAACCTTTAATAAACAGTACTGGCATTTCTGTTAAAAAGTTTGAGGATTGGGGAAAAGCGGTAGCCAAAGGCGGAGAAGATGGATCGAAAGCTATGAGTGAGGTTGCTACATGGCTTGAAGGCATTAAGGATAAAACAGTTCAGAATGAACTTGCTACAAAAGTGTTTGGTACTAAATGGGAAGACCAGGGACAGAACATGATTGCAGTATTTAAAGGTGTATCAGATGCTACAGATAAAACAAAGCAAAATCAGGAACAATTAAATGATGCAATCTCTAAAATGAATGCTGATCCAGCGGTTCAATTGAAACAAGCATTTGCTGATTTAAAGACGGCTGCTGAACCATTTTTATTAAAGGTTGCAGAGTTAGTTTCTAAAATAGCTGAATGGGTGAAAGAAAATCCTACATTAGCTGCTACTATTGTAGCAGTAGGTACTGCACTTGGTGTATTAGTTGGTATAGCAACAACACTCGCACCAATATTTACAGCACTTTCGCTTGCTGTAGGTGCATTAGAAATTGGTTTATTACCACTTATAGGAATAATAGCAGGTATTGTAGCAGCAATAGCCTTATTAGTCGCTGCAGGTGTGGCTATATACCAAAACTGGGATGAAATTAAAGCGAAAGCCATTGAGGTATGGGGAGTTATAAAAGACTTTTTATCCTCCACATGGGAAGGAATAAAAAGTACTGCTGAATCAGTATGGACAGGAATTAAAGACTTCTTTTCTGGAATATGGGAAGGGATTACAACTGCAGCAACATCTATATGGGATGGAGTTACAGCAGTATGGACTTCAACTGTTGAAACATTAAAATCTATTTTTACTCCAATAGTTGATTTTTTTACTAGCACATGGGATTCAGTTTCCAGTGCTTTTTCTAATGCCTGGAATAACATTAAAAAAGTTTTAGAAACATCATGGAATGCAATTAAAACAGTGGCGCAATCATCTTGGGAAATTATCAAGAATGTTATCCTTGGTCCTGTTTTATTGTTAATAGATTTATTAAAAGGTGATTTTGACGGATTTAAAAGTCATTTATCACAGATATGGAATAACATTAAGACTGCTGCTTCAACTGCTTGGAATGCAATTAAGACAGCTATTTCTACAATCATAAAAGCCTTTGTGGACGGTGCTAAATCCGTATTTGAAGGATTTAAAACTGCAATAAGTACTATTTGGAATGCAATGAAAACAACTGCTTCAACAGTGTGGAATGGAATCAAGAGTGCTATTTCAAGTATTGTTAATGCCATAAAAACAACTGTTGTAAGTGTTTGGAATGCGATTAAAACAGCTATTTCAACGATTATAAATGGGATTAAGTCAACAGCTACTAGCATTTGGAATGGGATTAAATCCTCAATCACTTCCATTGTTAATGGAATGAAAACAGCTATTACAAATGTCTGGGAAAACATTAAGTCTGCTACTAAAACGGCTTTTGACCAAGTTGTTAAGTTCATTAAGGACCCATTAAAGGCAGTTGATCTATTTTCTATTGGAAAAGATATTATTCAAGGTTTACTAAATGGTATCGGTTCACTTGCTAAGTCTGTTTGGGATAAAGCTAAAGATATTGCAAATGGCATCGGTGATTCAATTAAAAAAGCACTAGGAATTCATTCACCTTCAAGGGTCACAACAAAGCTCGGAGAACACACTGGTGAAGGTTTTGCTAAAGGAATATCCAATAAACAAAAAGAAGCAGAAAAGGCAGCTAAGAAGAATGCTCAAGCGGCAGCTAAAAACTTTAAAGAGGCTTTAGATAAAGAAAATTATCGTTTTAAAATGGGTGAAGTAGATGCTCAAGCACATATAAAGTCTTTAGAAAAAATAAGAGCTCAATATGCTAAAACTCCTGAACAAGTCAGGAAAATCAATCTAGAGATTGAAAAAATCAGACAGGATTCAGTGAAAAAGCAAGCTGAATTGTTAAAACAACAATTTGAACAATCCAAATCATACATCGAAAAGAAAAAGCAAATGAATGAACTTTCTCTTGCTGATGAACTTGCTGCATGGGAACGTGTTCAAGCTAGATATAAAGTTGGATCAAAAGAAAGAGAAGAAGCCGAACAAAATGTATTCCGTGTTAAAAAAGAGATCCATGATAAGCTAACTTCTCTAAATGAAGAGTATGTTACAAAGGTTCAAGAGATTAATCAGAAGTTAATTGATGAAGAGAATGCCCTAAATGCCGAATATCAAAAGGCAGTTGAAGATCGTACGAGATCATTGTATTCATTTGCAGGGATATTTGATGAAGTCTCTCAAAAGGCTGATGTTACAGGTGATAAACTCCTTAAAAATCTTGAAGATCAAGTATCTATCTTTAGCGAATGGGCTACAAATATCCAACAACTAGCTGAAAAAGGAATAGACAAAGGGTTGCTTGCGGAACTTCGTGAAATGGGTCCTAAAGCAGCTGCAGAAGTTGCAGCTTTAAACAGTATGACTGATTCACAATTACAGGATTTTGTTCGATTGTGGAAGGTTAAAAATGAACTTGCACGTTTACAAGCGACAAGCGAATTAGAAGGACTCAAAACTGATACCAAAAAGAAAATAGATGAATTGCATAAAAACGCTAATTCCCAATTGGAGCAACTTAAAACGGATTGGACTAAGAAGGTAAAGGATATTCGTTCTGGAACTACAGCTGAATTTAACGCTATGAAAGCAAGTATGAATAGCATTGGTCAGAATACGATTAAAGGCTTAATGAATGGATTATCTTCAATGACAGGTCCTTTACTACAACAAGCTAGGGAGATTGCTAATTCTATTTCTTCCACAATCTCTAAAGCATTAGATATTCATTCGCCATCTAGAGTAATGATGAGACTTGGAGAATATACAGGGCAAGGGTTAGCTGAAGGGATGAAAAACAGTATTAGGGGCATAACCTATCAAGCAAATGAATTAGCAAGAGCTGCTGTTCCAAGTGTACCAGGTTCTGAAGTTACTAGTGGAAATGCATCAGGTTCTCAATTGCCACCCATTGAACAAAACTTCAATTTTTACCAACCTAATCCATCACCTTATGACGTATCAAGAAAAACTAAACAGGCAATGGTCCAATGGGGTATGGAATTTAATTTAGGAAGGTGATCAAGTGGCTGAAAAAGTAACTTTTATCAATTCTAGAGGGCAGTCTATTGAAATAAGTAATAGACTTCCTTTTTTATTAGAAAATATTGATGGAAAAGGTGATGTGCAAGCTGATATTCAAACGTCAAAGGCTCCTTACCAAGATGGAAATACCTTTATCGATGCCCGACTTCAACCACGTCCATTAACTCTCTATATTTCTATTATTGAATCTAGTAGAAATGGATTATTAGAAAAACGTCAATTGTTATCTTCTATTTTTAATCCTAATTTGGGTAAAGGTAAATTGATATATGAAAATGGAAGTACTAAAAGAGAAATATGGGCTGTTTCAGAAAATGTACCAACATTTCCTTTGGGTTCAGATAATAAAGGACAGTGGTATCAAAAGTCTATTGTAAATCTCTTATGCCCTGATCCATACTGGCAGGATACCAATCCAACAAATATAAAATTGGAGGACTTTGTTTCACATTTCCGTTTTCCTTTTCATTTCCCAGTACGTTTCGCATCAAGGGGAGATTCAAGGGTATTAGTTAACATTGGTGATGCACCTGCCCCAATCAAAGTTACCTTTAGGGGTGAGGTGGTAAATCCGAAGATTACCAATTTAACAACTGGAGAATTTATTTTGATAAATTATGCGATACCAGAGGGATATAACTTAATAATCACGACCGATTTTAATGGAAAAGATGTGAACATTGTTGCCCCCGACGGTGTAGAGACTAATGGAATGGGGTTTATAGATTTAAGCAGTGAGTTTTTCATGCTAAGGCAGGGAGAAAATGCAATATCGTTTCTTTCAGATGGTGGCAAACCAGAGGTATATGTTGAATTTAGAAATCGTTATGTAAGTGTGTAAGTAATTGGAGGTGTTGTTATGGCAGAGAATTTTAGTTTTTTTGATCCAGTTGAAGTTGCTCCAGGAGTGTGGGATCGTGAGTATTTTGCACAACAATTTACTGATTATTTCCGAAGGTTAGTTACGACTGGAGTTATGAAAGGTGAAAGTGGTGAACTGAAAGTTTCCACAGAAGGAAATTCAATGATTACCACCCTTAGTACAGGGGTTGCTTATGTGGTAGGTAGAAGTTATGAAAATACTAGTCCATTAACGCATACGCATGATACCGAAGTACTTGGGAAAAATCGTATTGATAGAATTGTAGTAAGGTTAGATTTAAGAACTGAATCTCGGTTTGTAAAATCATTTATTAAAAAAGGTGTACCTACAACGGTTCCTGTTGCCCCTGCATTACAAAGAGATCAATTTATTTATGAAATCTCTTTAGCACAAGTAAAAATTATCGGTGGTCAAACTTATATCAATGCAAATGATGTGATTGACGAAAGAGGGAAAACAGATATTTGTCCATGGGCAGGGTCTAAGATTCTTCCCAACTTTGACCAAGCAGGGCTAGAAGAGCATATTCATGATTATAAAGAACATATACCATATGCAGTAACTACAGGCGGTACAAATGAAGTATATGATATCTCTCTTGATGGAGTTACAGATTTATATGAGGGTTTAGCGGTATCAATAAAAATGCATAAACAAAGTGGGGTTCCGGTCTTTTTAAGAATAAATGGTTTAAATACTAAGTTAATAGTAAAACCAAACGGTCAAAACCCAAGTGCATTAAAGAAAGATGGAATATATACGTTACGATATAATGGAAATTCTTTTATCTTACAGGGTGAAGGGGGGAGTGGTACAGCAATTGTAGGTGATGTTTTAACAGGGAAAACTTTTACCAACGATGAAGGTGAATTTACTGGGACAATGCCAAATAGGGGAGCAGTATATATAACTCCAACAGAGAGTTTGCAATATATTCCCGCAGGTTATCATAATGGAGCAGGATATGTAAGAGGGGCGCAATTATATAAAAAGGTAGTTGTTGATAAAACAGTTAGTATTCCTTATAACGCTGCAAGGGTAACAATACCAATTTATGTGGGGTTCCCACCTAGAGAATGGGCAGTGGAAATTAATAATTTAGGGTTTAATAGTAATTATAATCTAAGTGGAGTAATTGGTATTGTGTTTGGAGGAACATATGTAGGGGATACTTTAAGGTTAGATTATGGTGGTAACGCACCGACTGTATCAAAACAGTTATATTGTTGGGTACATCAAGGCTACAACACCTATGTTAGTGGTAACTACCTATATTTTGATTTAGAGTTTATAACAGCAGAGGAAGGTTTTAAAGGTTTATATCCACCAGTTGCCCAAACAAGGGATTTAAAATTTACAATTTGGGGTTAGATTATAAGGAGGTATTAAAAATAATGCAGGTTATTCTAGGAAGAAGACTTTATTATAACATTATTACTGGTGTAATATTGTACGATACTGGCGAAAGAATGGGAGAAAATATTGTAGATTCTACAATAGAAGATGATTTTAAATATTCATTAGAATTGAGAAATCAAAATAGAGATATTGTAGATTATTTACAATTAGAGCCGGGGCAATATAATGAAGAATTTTCAGAAGCAGTAACTTACAGAGTTAATCCAGAAACAAAAGAATTAGAGTTTGGTTATGAAATTAACAATGATTACACTGGTTTTCAATCTCCATATAAAAAACAAATAGATGAACTAAAAAAAGAAAACGAAGAATATAAAAACAGAATTGCAGATTTAGAAATAATTTTATCTGAAACATTATTAAATAATTAATTTTTGATAAGATAAGGAGTTGTTTTATAGTGGCTGCATTAGCGGATTATAAAATTAGGGTAATAGCAAGAGCCTGTGTAACTCGGTATGAACGTGGTGAGGGAGATATTGCAACTATAGTTAAAAGTTATGGTATGGATGAAGAAAATGAAAACTTAGTATTTGCATATATTTATGTAATTAGACCAGATATTGAACAAAAAGAAGAACAACCAACAAACGCTGAATAGGCGTATTTTTTATGCTCTAAAAAGGCGGTGACTAGATGCAAAAACCTATTAGAATCTTATCTGCAGACATGGATATCTTAGGAGAAACAGAAGCCTATGAATCTATGTTTTTCACTAGACGTTTCCACACATTTGGAGACATTGAATTAAAAATCAATCGTTATAAAAAACATGCTGATAAATTACTCAAAGGAAACCTTATTCTTGTTGGAAAAGAATTGAATAAGGTTTTTATTATTAAACATCGAGAAATAGATCTAGACGAAAATGGAAAGGCAACAGAAAACTGGCTTGTTAAAGGATTATCTTTGCAAGCCGTTGTTACTCAAAGGATAACCATCCCACCTGCCTACACAGCTTATGACTATAAGAGTGGTAATGCTGAAACAGTTATGAAACATTACATTGAAAGGAATATTGTCAATCCAGTAGATCCTAGGCGAAAGATTTCACAACTTGTTATTGCGCCGAATCAGAACAGAGGACCATCTATTTCCTGGCAATCACGTTATAAAAATCTTTCAGAGGAAATGACAGAAATCAGCTTAGCAACTGGATTAGGTTGGGATGTCACACTTGATTTAAAGAATAAACAATGGGTCTTTGATGTTGTGGAAGGAAAGGATGTATCAGTAAATCAATCAATTCATCCGCCTGTTATTTTCAGTCCACAATTTGAGTCTTTGCAATCCCTTCACTACACAGAGAGTGAATTAAATTATAAAAACTCTGCTTATGTTGCTGGGCAAGGTGAAGGTGTAGAAAGACGTATAGTTGAAGTTGGGAAAGAAGTTGGGTTATCTCGACATGAGATATTTATCGATGCACGGGATATTCCAGAAACAGAGGATATTGAAGTTCCTGATGGTGATGGTGGAACTACTAATGAAACTATTCCTAGACCTGTTGCAGACATCATAAAAGACCTAACAGACAGAGGAAATCAACAATTGGAACAACTAATTCAAGAGCATTATCTTGAGGGACAGATATTAACTTATAGTCCTTTTAAATATGAAAAGGATTATAATCTTGGCGATATTACAACCATTCAAAGTAAGGATTGGGGAGTAACATTAGATACCAGGATAACTGAAATCAAAGAAATTTATGAGGAAAATGGATTCCGAATCGAAGGAACATTTGGAAATAACAGGCCCACTTTAACTCAAAAGATTAAGCAGGAATTGGCTCAAATGAGTGGGGAAGTAAGGAAATAACAACAACACCATAACCACAGCAATGCCTTGAACCGATCAAGGCTATTTTTATGTAGGCGGTGATGCCATATGGATGCCAATCTAGCACAATATTTTTTAACCCAAGGACCCTTTGCGGTTCTTTTTGTTTGGCTTTTTTATTCTTCAAGAAAGGAAAGCCAAGAGAGAGAAAAACAACTGTATCAAACAATAGATGATCAGAATGAGATCATTAAAAGGTTTAGTACGAAATACGATATCATCATTACTAAATTAGACGATATGGAAGAACGATTACCACCTAGGTAGTCGTTCTTTTTATTTTCTAGAAGGGAGGTGAGATTTATGGATAAGGGTACTGTTATTAGAACTATAGTTTTGGCTATTGCTTTAGTGAATCAGTTCCTTGTAGGATTCGGTCTTTATGAAATACCGGGTACAGAGGAAGAACAGACAGCAGTGATTTCTTCCACATTCACATTTGTAACTGCAACAATTGCTTGGTTTAAAAATAACTATGTAACAGCAAAGGGGAAAAAGCAAAAAGAAGTGTTGAAAAAAGAAGGTTTAACGAAATCTAAGTAAGAGCAATGACTAAAAGATTACTTTTTTCTAAATAGCCTTTCCGAAAAAGGACAGGTTAGCATAACAATAGATTAAGAAATAATTATTTCTTTTGAAAACTGTAGCCAGCTATGTACCGATCGTATTAATATCTTTTAGGTGGTGCATTATGGAAGAACGAGTATCGAAACTTGAAAGTGATATTTCAGATGTTAAAACAAGGCTTGCAGTAGCAGAATCAAACATTAAAGACATAAAAGAAGATATCGCAAGTATAAAAAGCAATACGACTTGGATTTTGAGAATTGTTATTGGTGCAGTTGTTTCTGCGGTTTTAGGATTAATAATTAAAGGAGGAATGTAAAAAGTATCGTAAAGAGCGACAGCAATTAGTTGTTGCTCATTTTATTTTAAAAGGAGTTTTGTAAATGAAAATAGCAATCGATGCTGGACACGGAAAAAATACTCCAGGTAAACGTACTCCTGATAATTCCTTACATGAATGGGAGTTTAATAGTGGAGTAGTAACGAAACTAATAAATAAGTTAAATACGTGTGAGAATGTTTCAATATTAAGGACTGACGATCCAACAGGTAAAACAGATGTTTCTTTGAAATCCAGAACAGACAAAGCAAACAAATGGGGTGCTGATGTATTCTACTCTCAACACGGAAACGCTGCATATAGTTCATGGAATAGCGCAAACGGTCTTGAAACATTTGTATATACTTCATGGCCAAAGGATTCATTAGCATTCGCTAAAGTAGTACAAGAA